CGTGTCGGCCCGTTCCCCCACCCTTCACCCACTATAACCGACCCTTACTCCCAAAAATCGAAGAGAAACCTCATCATTGAGCCTCTCGACGAGCCACACTTGCCCGAGGCCCAGGAACGTGCGATTCTGGCCAAGAATCGTGCCTTGATCCTTTTGGATTCGACGGCGTTCACTCTGGGATGGAGCGTCTTCGTGGAATTCGGTTTCGCGAGTATGAAATTACACGAGGTTCGAATCTCACTACTCATGACCGAGAAGCCGATTCCATTTCCGGTTCGAACTGATCAAAATCTCAGTTTTGATCAGTGCGTGAGAGAGCCGCAGAGCGGTCTCATCTTGGGCTATGAGGCTGACGGAGACATCTTCATCTTCAATTTCGGACTCGTGAGTCGACAAGAGGCCCTCTGGCTCTCCGAACAGATAAAGCGTCACGTTTTCGGAGAATCGATCTCATGAACGTTCGCTTTCCAGATAATGTGGTCTGGAGGCCGATGAAAGGAAGCCAAGAGGCTTTTCTTTCATCGACTCCTATCTTCGAAGTTCTCTTCGAAGGAACTCGCGGCGGCGGCAAGACTGATTGCCTCCTGATGTCCTTTGGGATGCACGTCGGAAAGGGATTCGACTCTGCTTGGAAGGGAATTATCTTCCGTCAGACCTACAAGCAGCTCACGGACATCATTTCGAAGACACAAAAGTGGTTTCCTCAGATTTGGCCGGACGCGAAATTCAACAACTCTGAGCATGTGTGGACTTGGCCGACTGGCGAGAAGCTTCTTCTTCGTCAATTTGCGAAGCCGGATGACTACTGGAACTATCACGGTCACGAATATCCCTTCATCGCGTGGGAAGAACTCTGCAACTGGCCGACAGATGAGGGCTACAAGAGAATGTTTTCGTGCTGCCGCAGCAGCACGAAAGGAATGCCCCGTATGGTTCGCGCCACGACGAACCCATACGGTCCTGGCCACAATTGGGTGAAGCACAGGTTCAAGCCGAACACCATGAGCATGGTGGTTCGACGCGACATCGTGGACGAGGAGGGTCGTCTCAACCCTCCGCGTCTGAGCATCCATTCGCACATCGACGAGAACCGAGCTCTACTCGACGCTGATCCCGAATACAAGCAGAAGATCGCAGCGAGCGCGAGAAACGACGCGGAAAGACGAGCTTGGCTCGACGGCTCTTGGGATATTGTCGCCGGAGGTATGTTTGATGATGTATGGAATCCAAAATGGAACATTTTGGATCCATTCGAAATTCCATCACAGTGGAGAATGACCAGAAGCTTCGACTGGGGCGATTCGAAACCGTTCTCGGTCGGCTGGTGGGCGATATCTGACGGGTCAGATATCCAACTTCCCAACGGATCGTGGCGTTCCACGATTCGAGGTGATCTTTTTCGCGTTCGGGAATGGTATGGCTGCACTGGAAAGCCCAACGAGGGCCTTCAAATGCTCGCGACGGACATCGCAGAAGGCATTGTTCGTCGCGAATTAGAGTGGGGCTGGCGTCTTCCGGGCGATAACTGGTGTCGGGTTCGCGGTGGAGTCGCGGATTCTCAGATTTTCGTCGCTGAGAACGGAAATTGCATCGCCACAGACATGAAAGTTCGGGTTCGATTGGATGATGGATTCAAATATCCTGGAATTCAGTGGTCTCCAGCCGACAAGAGACCAGGATCTAGAAAGACCGGATGGGTTCAGATGCGTCAGATGATGAAAAACGCGCATCCGAACATGAGAAAAGACTCTCGTAGAGAAGGATCTTTTCTCATGTATCCTCGCGAAAAACCCGGTCTGTTCATCTTCAGCAATTGTCGAGCTTTCATAGAGCAGATTCCTGTTCTTCCGAGAGACGAGAAAGATATGGATGATGTGAACTCGGATGCAGAAGATCACGTCGCTGACGAATCTCGTTATCTCGTCCGCTACGTGACCTCCCTGGGCTCTTCTGGCACCACAATCGGAGTGTAATGTGATTTGCAGAAATGCAATAGTGTGACATTTCTGCCAAATGACCACACTCAGCGCAAAACATCCTTCCTATTCTGCGGTCCATGTCGACTGGACTCTGATGCGTGACGCATACAGAGGAGCCCGTCAGGTGAAGAGCAAGGGTGCTCTTTATCTTCCTCCGACCAAGGCTCATATTCTAGATGGATACGGAAAAGGCTACGAGACGGTTGGTCAGAAAGACTATGAAGCCTACAAACTGAGGGCTCGTTTCCCGAATTTCGTTCGGGAAGCGGTCCAGATGGCTGTCGGAATGATGCACTCTCAGCCTCCGATCATCGAGCTGCCCGAAGCGATGAGAGGAATCAAGTCCAGTAAAGGCGAACCTCTGGAGCATGTTCTTCGAAAGATCAACACCGAGCAGTTGATCACAGGTCGCGTCGGAATCATGGCAGATCTGCCGACGAATCCTTCTCCTGATCAGGAGCTTCCCTATCTCGCAGTTTATGCTGCTGAGAGAATCATCAATTGGGATGATGGGAGAGTCGATCAGGTCGTTCCTCAGACTCTGAATTTCGTCGTTCTGGACGAGACAGAAAATCAGAGAATAGCAGGCTTCGAGTGGGAGACGAAAGAGAAATATCGAGTTCTGATTCTCGGTGATGAGCTTGAAAACGAAGCTCGTGGTCTCTACGTTCAGGGAGTTTTCGACGCAGAGTTCTTCAACAGAGAAAATCTCAGACCACCTTCCTGGAAAGGAAGAACTCTGAATTCGATTCCATTCGTCTTCGCGAACTCTTGTGATATCACGAGTGACGTCGATGATCCACCTCTTCTTGATCTTGGCGACATCTGCATGGCGATATATCGCGGAGAAGCTGACTATCGTCAGAATCTCTTCATGCAGGGGCAGGATACTTTCGTCACGATCGGTGGTGGCTTCGATGATACTGACAAAGTTCGTGTCGGCGCTGGTGCGAGACTCGACCTTCCTCTCGGAGCCGATGCGAAATACGTCGGTGTCAACTCCTCTGGGCTTCCTGAGCAGCGTGAAGCTCTTGAAAGACTCGAGAGACGCGCTGGTTCGATGGGAGCGCAGACTCTCGACACCACAAGTCGCGAGCGAGAGAGTGGTGCCTCTCTTAGAATTCGAGTCGCGGCTCGAACTGCTGACATGAACCAGATCGTCGATGCTGGTGCTCTCGCGCTCGAGAATATTCTCAAGATGTGTGCTGAGTGGATGGGAGAAGACCCGAACGAAGTTCAAGTCAAACCCAACAAAGAATTTGGCGAGATGCAGTTGACCGGCCAGACGATGGTCGAGATAGCGACTGCTCGCAACCTCGGCTTCCCGTTGAGTGCAAGATCCATGCACGACCTTGCTCGCAAGAGACGCATGACTACTTTCACTTTCGAGGAAGAGATGGACGAAGCGAGAAAGGAAGCTTCTATGCAGGATTTCCCTTTCAGCAAGTCCGAAACCGGTGATCGGGCTGAAGATCAACCAAACAGAAACCCGCCGAGTGATTCGGCTGAATAGGAGATAGGGTGTGGACCCGCTCGAAATCCAATACGACAGTCTCTCGGCTGTTCCAGAAGCATTTCGTCCTCTCTATGCTGAGAAGGACGGCAAGGCTGTTCTGACCGGAATCAACGGTCTGAAGACCCAAGCGGATGTCAACAATCTGCAAGAGGCTCTTCGCAAAGAGCGGAATGATCACGCTGCTGCCAAGGCAGCCCTCAATCCGTGGAACTCGCTCGGAAAGAAGCCCGAGGAGATCGCAGCTCAGCTAGATCGAATCGCAGAACTCGAAGCTGCGGCCGCTGGAAAGGTCGATGACAAGAAGCTGAATGAGATGGTCGAAGCCCGTCTTGGGCAGAGGGTCGGCCCGATCGAACGTCAGCTTCGTGACACGACAACTCAGCTCGAAACGATTCAGCGTGAAAGAGACGCTTTTCGTGATCAGTTATATCGTCGTGACATGACGGACATCGTTCGTTCGATCGCCACGGAGATGAAAGTCGTTTCCACGGCGATGGCCGATGTCGAGCTTTTCGCGCAGTTCGCTCTCGAACGTCAAGAGGACGGAACCTACATCACGAAGTCGGGAATTCCCGGGATCACTCCAGGTCTCGATCCGAAATCCCTTCTTAAGGAGATGCAGAAGCAGCGTCCTCATTGGTGGCCAGCTTCTTCTGGCGGCGGCGCTGGCGGCGGCTTGGGTGGAATCAACGGTGACAAGAACCCGTGGTCCGCTCAGCACTGGAACCTGACCGAGCAGGGTCGAATCGTCAAGGAACACGGAATGACGAAGGCAGAAGAACTCGCGAAACTCGCCGGTTCCTATGTTGGAGCCACGAAACCAGTGCAGAAAAAATGACCTTGCTCTGACCTGCACCTTGCGCTATGGTGTAGGGGCGCGGCGGGGTCTGGTAGCCTACCGCCACGCATGGCTTGCAGCGTCACCGCCGTTGCAACACGAACGGCCCCGGTGCGTCACCACCGGGGTCGTTTCGCATATAAATCAATTTGTCTGATAACAAGTCTTGCGCTACGATCCCTCAAAATCCGAGGAACAGCATGACTTCTCCAATCTTCAAAATTGGTGACACGATCAAAGTCGTTTCTCGACTATTCGAAGATGATGGCACTCCTTTTCCCATCAACACCAAGGTCATTCGGTCAGTTCTGAAGAAAGGCGCTGAAGAAATCGTCGGCGTGAACCAACTGGTCGATAACTTCACTGTCACCACAATCTTCCAGACGAACGCTGCTTCCACTGGTCGATACCAGACAGACATTCGGTTCACTGAAGGAACAGAATCCTTCTCGACACCTGTCGTCGTTGTCGATCTAGGGCCGAGGATCAGCTGATGAGAATAGAGCAAGAATTCTCTGAACTGTTCACGGCCGATGCGAGAGTTTTCAAAGTCACGAACGAGATGGCGTTCGTGGTCAACGCTGGAGGCTCTTCGCTTCCGTATGAGCACGTTCAGCCGACCCCTGCCTCCACTTGGGTTGTCAACCACAATCTTGGCTATCGTCCAGTCATCGAAGTTCTGAGTCCCGGTGGTGTGGTCGTCGGTGCTGATGTAGTCCATGTGTCTGTCAATCAGACACAAATCAACTTCAACAATCCCCAGACCGGGACCGTAACCGCGAGGTAATCATGGCCAGAGATTTTCTGACTGACATAAATATGGGTGGAGGCGCGAGGGTCATTGGTCTTCTCGATCCGGTGAACCCTCAGGATGCTGCGACGAAGGCATACGTCGATTCTGCCGTCGAAGGCATCGCGTGGAAATCGAACGTTCGCGTCGCCTCGAATGCGAACATCAACCTTTCCGCTCCGGGTGCCACGATCGATGGCATCACGATGGCCACGAATGATCGCTTCCTTGCGAAGGATCAGACCACCCAGACGCAGAATGGCATTTACGTCTGGAACGGTGCTGCTGTTCCGGCAACTCGTGCCACTGATGGCAGCACTTTCGAGGAACTCGAGCAGGCCGTGGTCACTGCCGAAGAGGGAACCTCGAATGGCGGCACGACTTGGCGTCAGACCCAAGTGAATGGAACCATCGGTTCTTCGAACATTCTGTTCACGGCTTTCGGAACGAGCGCTGGTGCTGCGACTGAAACCGCCGCTGGTGTCGCTGAGATCGCCACTCAGCCTGAAACGGACACCGGAACTGATGACACTCGTTTCATCACTCCTCTGAAGCTGGCGAACTGGTCTGGTCGTCGCCGCAAGGCTTCTGCTGTGATCGGCGATGGCTCCGCGACTACCTTCAACATCGATCACAACTTCAACACGAGGCAGGTCGTTGTCGAGGTCTATCGGAACAACGGCAACTTCGACACCGTGATCACTGACGTCACTCGGCCGACTGTGAACCGAGCGACGATTACGTTCGCCTCGGCTCCCGCCTTGAACGCCTATGAAGTCGTTCTGATCGGATGATGAAATGACAGCAAGGGTCGTATCAAATCTTCAGTTCGAAGGCGGTGCCAAGGTCACTGGCTTGCCTTCGCCGATTGATCCAACGGATGCGGTGAATAAGCAATACGCTGATTCTCTCGCTGGAGGTTCAGTCGTTGTAACGACTGTTGAAATTGATGTCGGCCCTTCTCCGGTCAAAGAAGCGACGTTCACGATCATGGACGTTTCCATAACTCCGACCACGAAGATTCTCGTTTTTCAGGCGGGCCGAGCAGCGACTGGTCGAAGTGCAGATGAAAACGAATGGACGAGACTTCATCTCGTCGCGAATCCGGCAAGCGGCCAATTCGAACTCTGGGTAATGTGTCTCAACGGATCGATGACTGGAACTTTCCTCATCGACTACATCAAAGGATAAGGTCATGGCCACGATCGATGGACCCCTCGACGCCAACGGCAATCTGGAAGTCAATCTTCCTCTGGTCGCGGCCCAAGCGGGATTCGGCCAAACCGCCTTCGTAAAATCTCCCGGCGTTGCTCGCGTTGCTCGCGTCAATGCCGAAGGCGAACTTCGGATGGCTCAGAACACTCGACTGTTCGATTCTGATTTCAACGGTCCGGCAGCTGGCGCTCTTCTGAACAATCAATGGAACCAGCAAGCTACGACTATGGCTTCTGTGATCAGTGCTGGTTTTCTTCGTCTGAATTCTGGTGTTGTCACCACTATCAACACGGGTATCAGCATCAACACCTATCTGACTTTCCCCACTCATGACATGTCGACCTTGAAACTGTCGGCAATTCTTCGTCACACGAACGGGGCTATCTCGAACAAGCAGATGGATCTCGGCTTCGGCTACTATGACGTCGCGGCTCAACAGAACGCAGTCATGAATGAATTCGTCGGCTTCCGCTGGACTCAGGCTGGCAACTTCGTCGGTGTCGTTGAATATTCTGCTGGTGGTGCTCCGACGACTATCACCGTCAATTTGAACGGTGGAGTTCCGTTCTCGGACAACGTCGCTCGCGCCTATGAGATCTTCCCTGACGAAACTGGTGTGGATTTCTATGTTGACGGTGTCTGGCTTGGAAACATTCCCATTCAAGCTGATGCCCCCGGTATTCTGAAAGCCAGTGGCTATCCGGTCATCGCTCGTCTTTTCAATGCTGCTTCTGCTCCGACCCTCGCTCCCGTTTTCGAAATCGGCTCTGTCGTCGTTGGGCGTATTGGCCCCGGCCAGAATGAGGACCGTGCGACTCTTCAGGTGGCCCAAGGGAGACACGCTACTCGCGCTCAGGCAGGTGTTCAGTCGGCAAACGGGAGCACGAACAGCGTTCCGGCTTCTGGCACGGCTCCGACTGTTCTTGTTCCGTCGAACACTGTTTCCGGTCTCGTCGGTCTCGGCGGATATGGTCGAACGACGATGACGGGTGTCGTCGCTGCCACTCATACCGAACTGATCATGGCTTCTTTCCAGAACCCCACTGTTCCTGAGGCTCTTGGTGCTGGCAACAACGGTCGGTCTCTGATTCTGACCGATCTGATGATTTCGCCCATGATCGTTTCGGTTCTGTTCGCAGGCGGCGGCTTCACTGCTGAGTGGTTCTTGGCCTATGGCTCGACTGCTCTTTCTCTGGCAACGACTGACGCTGTCGGCGGTGCGTCTATCGGGACCAAGTCTCCGACGAAGATTCCTCTTCCGATCTTCGACACTCTTGCCGCTGCCGCCGCTGTTGGAACGATTGCAATCCGAACTGGCGAGCAGGGTCTGATCAACCTTCAAACGCCGATCGTTATCAACCCCGGCGAATTCGTTCACGTCGGTCTGAGAACGATGTTCGTTGCCGCCGCTGTCACTGCTGGTGCTGTTGATTACGGTATCGGTTTCAGTGGATACTGGCAGTAATCCATACAGAACTTCCTTGCTGTGAGCAGGGAAGTGCTGTATGTTCGAAATCACTGAAGTCATGTGGCTTCAATCCATTGGAGCAGAACATGGGTTCGCTCATCCTCAACAGCGCCAATGAAAGGACATTCACATGGCCGCAGGTCCCACGGTTCGGGTGAGCGACGTTATCGTACCCGAAGTCTTCACGCCCTACATGCAGCAACTGACCGAGGAGAAGTCGCGACTGGTTCAGTCGGGTCTGCTCGCTCGCTCC